TGCTTTGATACGTTACCAATGTAGAGTTCAGGCATAACCGTTCCCCTTACGAATTTTATCTTACTGGTACTGCATTGTGACGATTGTGAGTGCTTCTGGGCGAACGGCCCAACCGCTTGTGCAACGCTGCTCAGCGAGTACGTCGATCGCTCCACCAGCAAGTGGAACAGGAATTTCCCTCGGAGCCGCCATATCAGCAAGCATCAAGGTGCAAGCTTCGAGTGAAGGAGTCAGCTTGGCAAACTCGTTGGTGTTGATACGAGCACCCTTTGGCTGCTCAACTTCCGGCATGACAATGATAATTGCATCATTGCCACCCGCACCCTTGCCGATGAGTGTATCGTCATAGGCCCATACGATCTCATCGTCATTCATTTCCAGAACGTCTTTCACGACGCCCGCAGTGCTCTGCGAACCAGCACCTGGACGCTGATAACTGGTAAGCTGAACGATATTCTGGTATTCCATAGCGCCAAGCGTGCGCTGCGGCCCCACGACTACGAATTTACGACCAATACCAAGCTGATTAGTACGGGTCTTAATGGCACTGATCTGTGAGATCAGGAAGAAAGCCATCTGGCCGTTATCATAGGTCACCACAGTCGTATTACCGGCGCTGTCAGCCGGTAATGTGATGGCAGTCGCGCCACTCGCATTGATGAGGCCTTCACCATTAGCCGGATTGAATCCGTACAGGAGGGCATTCCGCATAAGCTGGAATGTGGCCTGACGCATACCGAGCCGGTGTGCGTCTACAATGGAGAGACCCCATCGTGCCATTGCTGCTGTGTCGTGATGATCGTATTCCGCACGAACTCGGAGCAGATAAGTTGGGGCACTGATCTGCGACATCGCGAATGAAACACCTGGCAATTGGTTATAAGCCGATTGACCAGCAGCCATCCGCGTGCGCAGATCCACACGCTTGATGTAAGCGTAGAGATCACCGTCCGCCAGCCTGATGAGCGGTGCACCAGAAGCCAAGAGATCGAAGGCGCCTGATGCTTGCGAGTACGGCATCAATGTATCAGGCATCATGTAGGATGGATGAACCTGAACAAAGGCCGGAGAAATATTGGGCATCTTTCACTCCTTTAAATTCGGCCAAGGGTGGCCCCGGCCTCATCCAGATTGAGACGGTTACAGGACGCAGAGTGCTGCAGCTCCGTTATAGGTCCAGGTCGTGAAGCCGGTGCCGGAAGTATAGACCGGAACCATGCACCCCGACGACTTGATCCGAATGATCTTGACGGGGAGTGCAGTGGTCGCAAAGGCGATGATCTTCTGGTTGGTAAAGTCCCATGAAACTTGGGAAGTAATCAGAGTACCTTCCAGAGTAATCAGGGCTGGATCGATTGCCAAGGCGACACGAGCCAAAGAACCAAGGCGGTAGAAATTCACCAATCCACCGCTACCGACTGTTGGAACCGGAGATTGTGGTGAATTCACCGCAGCATAGTTCTGGTCAAAGACACTGAAACCGGTGAGGTTCGCTTCGGCTGTCGCACGAGCGATGGTGCCACCCAAGGCGACATCTGCACGAGTTACCGGAGGCCGTTCTTGCGGAATATTTTCCGAAATCCCAACTCCACCAAACATTGGAAGAGTTTCAGTTGTTGCGAGCCAACCACCGGCAAGCGCGAAACGGGTTGACGGGTCTGGCTCGGCCATGCCAACAATGTATCCATCGGATTCAATGTTGAACATCCCTGCCGCCGAAGTCTGGACGTAGGGATTGAATGCAATGTTTGCCGCCATTGAAGTTATCCTTCTCTAGAGCTTTTCGATATGGGCTCGATTAAACCGAACCCAAAGTGCGAAAAGCAGTTACCCTACGACCTGGACGACCCATCTGCTTGACAAAGGACTCTTTGCCATAGAAGACGTTCGACCGAACCCCCGTTGTGGGATCGATCTTTGTGACCATACGCAACTCGCCAGCATCCAAGTCAATAGGATTCGCGGCTGCAGATGCGGCATCGTCATAAATTTGGGACTCGATTTGACCAAAATTTTCATCATCGAGTCTTGAAAGCTTGCCATCCTTCCACCTGGGAGAATGCATCTTGAGGTTTGTGGCCAGCCGCTTCCGGTAGTCCAAAAGATCTTCACCCTCGAGTGGACGTGGAGCGTGCTTGCCAAAGCCCTGATAGACAGCATCGGCTCGAGCCTGAGCATCAGCAAACGCAGCGTGCTCAGCATCGGTTTTGGGCTTCATTATGCGCTCAAGGCGAGCAATGACAGCAGCTTGGTCGGCGATCTGACGGCGCAAGATACCAACGGAATCAGCCTTTTTCGCGGCGTCATCCTTCTTGTCATCGTCGTCATCGGACTTTTTGTCATCGTCGTCATCATCGGACTTCTTGTCATCATCGTCATCCGACTTAGCCTTGGCATCAGCCTTCTTGGCATCAGCTTTCTTGCTGTCGCCCTTTTCCCCCTTGTGCTTGATTTCAAGCTCGCCGTCATCGGCTTTCTTGGAATCCTTTTTCATGAAGGGAGGCGCCGCATCTGATACCGAAGTAGCGTCGTCTTTTTCCGATGCTCCTTTAGCATCCGCAAGGATTTTATTCTTGGGGGTTGTGGCATCGTCTTTCTTGTCGTCATCGTCGTCGTCCGACTTGGCCTTGGCGTCATCGTCTTTCCTTTTTGATTTGTCATCATCCCCCTTAATGGGATTCTTATGACCTTCGCCAGTTTCAAGGGCATCCATGCGCTTGGTGAGAGCGTCCATCTTGCTGATGGCATCAGCAAGCATCGAATCAAGTGCCTTCTCAGCCATTTCTCGTCTCCTTGCTTACCGTACCATCAAATCCCGACGAGTTAAAAACTTGTCGAGCCGTTCACTGAATTTACTCAATCCATCTGCTAGTCCAACCAAACCGGGTGGAATACCTTGCTGGTTAGGTGTCGGTTCAGCCCCTTCCCCGACGGGAGGCAGGGAAGGAGCGGGCAAGGCATTCACATCCGATTTGGCAGTGACCACTTTCTCTTGTGGTTCCCCCACCTCTTCAGAGTCCACCCTAATACCACTTGCATCAACACCTTTATCCCAGACCCCTTTTTCACAAATTGCCAAATGATCAACAAAACTAGGCTCGCCTTCTACAAGTAAATGATCACCATCTTCTAATTCGATCGTGTAATTCACCTTAGTATCTCGAAACACAACACTTGGAGATGTTGATAGCTGCCCACCATTAATCATGGCAATCGCGTCTTTATCATAAATTTTAGCGATTCCCCAGACTTCTTCTCCTTTAATATATGGAAGAAACATCGTTCCAACAACGCGCTGTGCAAATTCGTCTGAGTTAAGTATTTGGGTAGAAGGATGCTCCATAATAACAGGAATGCCATTGCATCGCTGTAAGAATTCAGGGGTAAGGTATACTGTATCTCGCCGGTAGACCCATTCATTGAGTTTAGGTCGATACGAAAATCCTGTTCCACTAATCCGCATGTCGACCAAACAGATGTTTTCGATGTACTGCGGAGAAACAAGTTCTTGATCACGTATGGCCTCAGCAAGCTCGAATTCATTCATTCCCTTTATCTTATGCAGAGCAACTCTAACTCCAGGATGCAAGTGCAATTGCGTCGCCGCGTCAGGAGTCGCCCACGTAAACGCATCGTGCTCATGATTTAACCGTGGTGTAAACTCACCATCACAATCAAAAACAAAAGTAGTAAAATCAACATCATCTTTAACACGTCTGCACAATAGCTTACCGACATGGCCAGTTCGAAAATCTGTTTCCTCAAAAGCCTCTCGGATGGCACACTGTTCCACACTTTCGATGTCATCTTTCACACCACCTGGAAACGCCCAACCCATGCCATCAGTCCTGCGACAGAATAGAAGTCTTCCTGTAGGGGCCTTGAATGCGATACCTGCGGCGATAATCATGCAGCACCGGGTTCCCTGACTTCCTTAGGATGTGGATTAGAAGGCTGCATGTTGTCCTTCGTACGAGGCTTCACCGGCGCTGTCTTCTGCATTGCTCGTCTATGCTCAAACGCATCCATACGTGTTGATAATGCATCACACATCGAAACAAGTTTCTCAACTTCTGGTGCCTCACCCTTAGTGAATCCCATGTGCTGGTTATCATCAGTGCGGTCTACACCAGAAATCGTTCCTTTGTTCTTAGAGGCATAGAAAACTTTTTCGCCTTTTTCCTTGCCATATTTCTCTTCCATGGCGCCTTTAATCTTCTCACCCTTTTCAGTCAGAGGCATTTAAGGCTCCACTCAACCGTTTGATATTCCGTAGCATTCGTTTATTCGGGGTTCGCCTCTTTTCTAAATACTGGTACGCTGTTTTCAAATACTTTTGAGTTTCCCCTGGCTCTTCTTCAGTTTCTTGCAGCTTCCCGGCGATATATTTCATTCCCTTAGCCGGGATAGCAGGGTGCGTATGAAGAAACCGAAGAGCTTTCGTCACATTAGTTCGCTGCGGCATCGCGAATATGCTCCAACAAGCGAATTACACTGGCATCATCTGCACGCGCCATCTTCACCTTCGGAATCTGAACCTTGCGTGGATCAGCACCAGCACCATTAGATTTTCCACCTCCAGGCCCACCACCCATCCCACCCATTAAAGCTGCTTCCTGTTCTTTATCTTCTTGTTCTTCCATATCCTGGAATTTCTTTAACAGAACTTGGTAATCAAGTTCCAATGGACTCGAATAAAGAAGCTTGTTATTCGTAACTGCGTCTGCAAGCCATTGAACAAGCCGAGTCCTATTTTCAGGATCGAAGCTAAGTTCAAGAATCTGGAAAACACTGATAGCGGCTTTCATCTTGGTATCGTCAACCTTGACTTGGTCACTATCAGGCTCGCGCAAGTACGAAGGCCATACCGCTAGATAACTATTTGTCCACTCATAAAAAGCTTCACGATACGTCGTATCTGCATACTTTTCCGGGAACTTCTTGCGCAACATCTTAAAGAAGGCGGGGGTCCAGGCACGGTGCATTACGATACGGTCTAAGAACCGGTATACAGGATCCATGGTTTCCCTGAGTCGGTCCATGTATCGCGCTACTGCTTTCGCATCCTCCGATCCTTCTCCAAACCCCTCGGCGAAAGATTCCTGGGTGAGGAGTTTTACCGGCATATCCACAGCATTCGCAATGTTTTCAAGAATATTTCGGCGGGCCAGAACATGCGGCCCTTCCAGGTTCTGCATGTTAAGGGATTCGATATCTTCTTCTGGGGTAATATTGAGGACGT